CGCCGATCCTCACGCTCGCGCTCACTTCGCCGACCATGCCGTTGACGCAGGTGCAAGACCTGGCCGACACGCGTCTCGCGCAGAAGATCTCGCAGGTGGCGGGTGTGGGTCTCGTGAGCCTTTCAGGCGGCCAGCGCCCCGCTGTACGGATTCAGGCCAACCCGCGCGCGCTGGCTGCGTATGGCCTGAATCTGGACGACCTGCGCACCACCATTTCGAACCTGAACGTCAATACGCCGAAGGGCAACTTCGACGGTCCGACGCGCGCCTACACGATCAACGCCAACGACCAGTTGACCGACGCCGACGCCTACAAGAGCGCGGTGATCGCCTACAAGAACGGCCGGCCGGTGATGCTGACGGATGTCGCCAGCATCGTGCAGGGCGCGGAGAACACCAAGCTCGGCGCGTGGGTCGACTCGACGCCGGCCATCATCCTGAATGTGCAGCGCCAGCCGGGCGCGAATGTGATCCAGGTGGTCGACAGCGTCAAGGCGCTGCTGCCGCAACTGCAGGAGTCCTTGCCGGCCGCGCTCAACGTGCGCATCGTCACTGACCGGACCACTACGATCCGCGCCTCGGTGCGTGACGTGCAGTTCGAACTGCTGATGTCGGTGGTGCTGGTGGTGCTGGTGATGTACCTGTTCCTCGCCAATGTCTACGCGACCATCATCCCGAGCCTGTCCGTCCCGCTCTCGCTGATCGGCACGCTGGCGGTGATGTATCTGTGCGGCTTCTCGCTCGACAACCTCTCGCTGATGGCGCTCACCATCGCGACCGGCTTCGTCGTCGACGATGCCATCGTGATGATCGAAAACATTGCGCGCTACGTCGAAGAGGGTGAGACGGCGCTCGAAGCGGCGCTCAAGGGCTCGAAGCAGATCGGCTTCACGATCATCTCCCTGACGGTGTCGCTGATCGCCGTGCTGATTCCGCTGCTGTTCATGGGCGACGTGGTGGGGCGTCTGTTCCACGAGTTCGCCATCACGCTGGCGGTGACCATCGTGATCTCGGCCGTGGTGTCGCTCACCCTCGTGCCGATGATGTGCGCAAAGCTGCTGCGCCACACGCCGCCGAAGGAAGCACACCGGTTCGAAACCAAAGCGCACGCATTTATCGATTACATCATCGCCCGCTACGCGGTCGCGCTGACATGGGTGTTGAACCGCGAGGGCGCCACGCTGTTTGTCGCGGTACTCACGCTGGTGCTGACGGCCGTGCTGTACGTGTTCATCCCGAAGGGCTTCTTCCCCGTTCAGGACACTGGCGTAATCCAGGCAATCACCCAGGCGCCGCAGTCCGTCTCATACGAATCGATGGCGGAGCGCCAGCAGGAACTGGCCGCGCAGATCCTGAAGAATCCGGATGTGGAGAGCCTGACCTCGTTCATCGGCGTGGACGGCAACAACATCACGCTGAACAGCGGCCGCATGCTGATCAACCTGAAGCCGCGCGACGACCGCAGCCACACCGCGAGCGACGTGATCCGGCAACTGCAAAGGGACGTCGCGCACATTCCCGGCGCGGCGCTGTTCATGCAGCCGGTGCAGGACCTGACAATCGATGCGACCGTCAGCCCCACGCAGTATCAGTTCATGCTGACCGATCCGAACATCAGCGAGTTCACGACCTGGGTGCCCAAGCTGGTCGAGCGTCTGAAGCAGGCGCCCGAACTCGCGGATGTCGCCACCGACCTGCAGGCGAACGGCGAATCGGTCTTTGTGCAAATCGACCGCGCCACCGCCTCGCGCTACGGCATCACGCCCGCGACGGTCGACAACGCGCTGTACGACGCGTTCGGTCAGCGCATCGTCTCGACGATCTTCACGCAGTCGAACCAGTACCGCGTGATTCTCGAGGCGCAGCCGAAAGTGCAGCACTACGCCGATTCGCTGAACGCGATCTACCTGCCCTCCTCCACTTCGACGACCGGCCAGGTGCAGTTGTCTTCGATCGCGAAATTCATCGAGCAGCCAGCGCCGTTGCTCGTCACTCACCTGAGCCAGTTCCCGGCCACCACCGTGTCGTTCAACCTCGCGCCGGGTGCGTCGCTGGGCGCAGCAGTCAAGGCGATCAATCAGGCGGAGAAGGACGTCGGCCTGCCGGCCTCGTTCCAGACCCGCTTCCAGGGCGCGGCTCTGGCTTTTCAGGCGTCGCTCGCGAACGAGCTGTTCCTGATCCTCGCCGCGATCGTCACGATGTATATCGTGCTGGGCGTGCTGTACGAGAGCTTCATCCATCCGATCACGATTCTCTCGACGCTGCCGTCGGCGGGCGTCGGCGCGTTGCTGGCGCTGCTGATCACCGGGCATGACCTCGACATCATTGGCATTATCGGCATCGTGCTGCTGATCGGTATCGTGAAGAAGAACGCCATCATGATGATCGACTTCGCGCTCGAAGCGGAACGCGAACAGGGCAAGGCGCCGCGTGAGGCGATCTACCAGGCCTGCCTGCTGCGTTTCCGCCCAATCCTGATGACGACCATGGCGGCACTGCTTGGCGCCCTGCCGCTGATGCTCGGCACCGGTGCGGGTTCGGAGCTGCGCCGCCCGCTCGGGATTGCGATTGCCGGCGGACTGATCGTGAGCCAGTTGTTGACGCTGTTCACCACGCCGGTGATCTACCTCGGATTCGACTCGCTGGCGCGGCGCGTACGGGCCCGTTTCCACCATGACGATCCTGGCCACAATGCGCCGCCGCCCGCCACGGACGCGGGGAACTGAGCGATGAATCTGTCGCGTCCGTTCATTGCCCGACCCGTCGCCACGACGCTGCTGGCGGTCGGAATCGCGCTCGCCGGCGCATTCGCCTTTACGAAGCTGCCGGTCGCGCCGCTGCCGCAAGTGGACTTCCCGACCATCTCGGTGCAGGCGTCGCTGCCGGGCGCGAGTCCCGAGACGGTGGCGACCAGCGTGGCGAGCCCGCTCGAGCGGCATCTGGGCTCGATTGCCGATGTCACCGAGATGACCTCGCAGAGTTCGGTCGGCTCGTCGCGCATTACCTTGCAGTTCGGCCTGAACCGCGACATCGACGGCGCCGCGCGCGACGTGCAGGCCGCCATCAACGCAGCACGCGCCGATTTGCCCGCGAGCCTGCGCAGCAACCCGACGTACCACAAGGTCAACCCGTCAGACGCGCCGATCCTGATCCTCGCGCTCACCTCCAATACGCTGACGGCCGGTCAGCTATACGACTCCGCCGCCACGGTGTTGCAGCAATCGCTCTCGCAGGTGGATGGGATCGGCGAAGTGGATGTAAGCGGCTCGGCCAACCCGGCCGTGCGAGTCGAACTGGAACCGCAGATGCTGTTCCACTACGGCATCGGGCTCGAAGACGTGCGCGCGGCGCTCGCCGCGGCGAACGCGAACAGCCCGAAGGGTTCGATCGAGTTCGGGGCGACCCATGTCCAGCTCTACACCAACGACCAGGCGAGCAAGGCCACGCAGTACAAGGATCTGATCATTGCCTATCGCAACGGCTCGGCCGTGCACCTCTCGGATGTGTCCGAGGTGGTCGACTCGGTTGAGGACCTGCGCAACCTGGGCCTGTACAACGGCAAGCACTCGGTGCTGGTGCTCCTGTACCGCCAGCCGGGTGCGAACATCATCGACACCGTGGACCGCGTCAAGGAGATGCTGCCGCAGCTGAAGGCATCGCTCCCCGCCGACGTCGACGTATTCCCGACGGTCGACCGCTCCACCACGATCCGCGCCTCGCTGAAGGACACCGAACACACATTGATGATTGCGGTGGCCCTGGTCGTGATGGTGGTGTTCCTGTTCCTGCGCAACTGGCGCGCGACGCTGATTCCGAGCGTCGCGGTGCCGATCTCGATCATCGGCACATTCGCCGCAATGTACCTGATGGGTTTTTCGATCGACAACCTGTCGCTGATGGCGTTGACCATCGCGACCGGCTTCGTGGTCGACGATGCGATCGTGGTGCTCGAAAACATCTCACGGCATATCGAGGACGGCGTGCCGCGCATGAAGGCCGCATTTCTCGGCGCACGCGAGGTCGGCTTCACGGTGGTGTCGATCAGCATCTCACTGGTCGCCGTGTTCCTGCCGATCCTGCTGATGGGCGGCATCGTCGGGCGGCTGTTCCGCGAATTTGCGCTGACCCTGTCACTGGCGATCGGCGTCTCGCTGCTGGTCTCGCTGACGCTGACGCCGATGATGTGCTCACGCCTGCTCAACGAGCCGCACGAACGCGAGGAAGAAGGACGCTTCGCGCGCTGGCTCGAACGCGGCTTCGCGGCAACGCAGCGCGGCTACGAGCGCACGCTCGGCTGGTCGCTGCGCCATCCGCTGCTGATCCTGCTGGTGCTGATTGCGACGATCGGGATCAACATCTGGCTCTACGTGATCATCCCGAAAGGCTTCTTTCCACAGCAGGACACTGGCCGTCTGGTCGGCGGAATCCAGGCCGACCAGTCGACGTCCTTCCAGGGGATGAAAGGCAAATTTTCCGAGATGATGAAGATCGTCGGCGAAAACCCCGCGGTGGACGGCGTCGTCGGCTTTACCGGAGGACGCCAGACCAATTCCGGCTTCATGTACGTGCAGTTAAAGGAAAAGCCAGGACGCCGCCTGTCGGCGGACCAGGTGATCGCGCAACTGCGCGGGCCACTCTCCGATGTAGCGGGCGTGCGTACCTTCCTGCAGGCCGTGCAGGACATCCGCGTGGGCGGCCGGCAATCGAACGCGCAATACCAGTTCACGCTGTTGGCCGATTCGACGACCGACCTCTACACGTGGGGCCCGAAACTGACGGAGGCGCTGCAGGCTCGGCCCGAACTTGCCGACGTGAATTCCGACCAGCAGCAAGGCGGCCTCGAATCGATGGTGACGATCGACCGCGCGAGTGCCGCGCGGTTGAATATCGAACCGGCGCAGATTGACAACACGCTGTACGACGCATTCGGGCAGCGTCAGGTGTCGACGATTTACAACCCGCTGAACCAGTACCACGTGGTGATGGAAGTCGCGCCGAAATACTGGCAAAGCCCGGACATGCTGAACCAGATTTACATCAGCACGTCGGGGGGCAGCGCGAGTGGCACCCAGAGCACCAATGCGACGGTGGGTACGGTAACGGCGACGGTGGCAAACACCAGCAGCACGAGCAGCACCAGCGCATCGAGCGGCGGCACGGGCGGCACGACCTCCTCAAGCGCAGCGGCTATCGCATCGGACTCGGCGCGCAACCTGGCGATCAATTCGCTGGCGGCGAGCGGCAAGTCGAGCGCGTCATCGGGGTCGGCGGTCTCGACGTCGAAGGAGACGATGATTCCGTTGTCGGCGATTGCGAGCTTCGGGCCCGGGAATACGCCGTTATCGGTGAATCACCAGAGCCAGTTCGTGGCCTCGACGATCTCGTTTAACTTGCCACCTGGCAAGTCGTTGTCGGATGCAACGAAGGCCATTTACGACACAATGGGCGAGATCGGCATGCCGGGGACGATCCACGGCAGCTTCCAGGGCACGGCGCAAGCGTTTCAGCAGTCGTTATCGGATATGCCGCTATTGATTCTGGCTGCATTGGCAGCGGTGTATATCGTGCTAGGGATTTTGTACGAGAGCTATATCCATCCGTTGACGATTTTGTCGACATTGCCTTCGGCGGGGGTGGGGGCATTGCTGGCGTTGATGCTGTTTCAGACGGAGTTCAGCATCATTGCGTTGATCGGGGTGATTCTTCTGATCGGCATCGTAAAGAAGAACGCAATCATGATGATTGATTTCGCGATCGAGGCCTCGCGGCAGGGGTTGTCGTCTTATGACGCGATTCATCAGGCGTGTTTGTTGAGGTTTCGGCCGATCATGATGACGACCTGTGCCGCGCTGCTTGGGGCGTTGCCGTTGGCGTTTGGGAATGGGGATGGGGCTGAGCTTCGGGCGCCTCTTGGCATTGCCATTGTTGGTGGGTTGATTGTTAGTCAGGTGCTTACGCTTTATACCACTCCGGTTGTTTATCTTTATATGGATCGAATTCGGGTTAGATGGGAGGGGCGGGCCCGGCGTGGGCGGCGGGCTGCACAGGTGTAAAAGGTTTGGTTTTTGCCTGCGCGGCGCTTGTCTGGTTTCTCGCGGCGTTGGCCTCTCCTTGCTTTTCTTGGGGTCTGGTTGCCTGCGGCGCCTTGGTTTGGCGGTTGCTCTTGCTGTGTTGGCCTTTCCTTGCATTGTTAGTGGTCTATTAGCTTCGCCCCTGTGCGGGGCGGCACTTACTTTCTTTGTCCCACAGGGACTACCTTCGGGTCGCCGCCGCAAAGAAAGTAAGCAAAGAACGCGGGCTTGCAACCGCCAGCCTGTAGGTGTCCACCACTGGCATGAAGCCGGAGTGGTCCGCGCACGGAATCTGCCCTCGCACCACCCACGTTAGTGACAAAGGACTCATTCATCCCGCCCGCGCACTACGTGCGCGGCGGATGGGTATGCAAGAGAAAGCGGCGGCGGAAGCCATCAGCCGGCAAGCATTGCCGCACCCTCGGAACCCAAGCAGATTGCCCCCATCCTGCCGAAGCCCCCCGGATATAGTAAGCATCCCTACAGAGTCTGCAGAAGGTATTATGCCCGACGGCGGGGCGCGAAGCGCGACGCTGGAGCGGATGAGCGCTTTGTCACTAACGGGGGTGGTGCGAGGGCGGCTCTCGTGCGCGGACCACTCTGGTTTCATGCCAGTGGTGAACACCTACTGGCTAGCGGTTGCAAGCCCGCTTTCTTTGCTTACTTTCTTTGCGGCGGCGACCCGAAGGTAGTCCCTGTGGGACAAAGAAAGTAAGTGCCGCCCCGCACAGGGGCAACATGCGGGAAAACCCTTCTTCGCTGAAAGCGTTGTCTGGTAGGGCTTCTAGCGTTCCCAGCGCACTTTGAGAAATTTTCCCCTATTTGCTAGGGGAGCCATAGGGGAATTTTTGCGAGGCGGCACCGGATTGGAATCCGCGAGCGCTTCTCCTCGACCGGCCCTGATCGACCCAACTCCGGACCTTCAATCAGCCGTTGGCCACTCGGCCGCCTTCGGATGCACAACGGTCATCGGTCTGCGCAGGAAGTTTGCCAAGGTACTCGTCCATTCGCGTCGTTCGAGTCCTTTCAATGGCGATTAGCTAACCAGACAATTCCACTTCGGAGCATCACTCGCTCAGTGCGCGCCTGCAGCATGGTGGTCGACCGCGAAATGGGGCAAGATTTGCCGAAGGTTGTCGACGACGGTGGTAAATTCTATCTTGCAGGCCTCCGAAGTTCTATCATGGACGAGACGCCTCGCGTGACTCCGAGCGGGGCGGAACTGAAGCATTTGCCGAACTGAAAGATTTTCTCGCGTAGATACCGGCTTGACCATCCTTTTCCGTTGGAGTGTGTCGCAATAAGGAGAGCCGGAATGGAATTAACGGTCCTTAGCTATTAAGAGAAACTCGAAAACTAAACTTGAAGTGAGAGACGCATGGCTACTCAACGCTTACCCTTCGGCAGGGCTGTCCGAGTGTTGCTTTTTTCGATAGCTGCCTGCCTTCTAGTAAGCTCAACAGGATGCCAGAAGAATGCGGCCGCCGTTGGTTCGGATGCCAATGTGTCTCCCGGGCCCAATAAGACTGATCCCCAGTGGGTATACCAGTCTCGCCCTCAACATAAAATCGCCGTTGTTTTCGTGCACGGCGTATTCGGTGACACCTTAGGAACGTGGTCATCAGGCGGCCAGGCAAAGTCTTTTTTTCAGCTTGTAAACGATAACCCTACGGTTGGACCTCAAGTTGATATATTCGCTTTCGGATTTACTTCCAACATGTTTCAAAACGGCTCAATGTCCATCGATGAAGCTGCGGTGAAACTACATAACATACTGAAGTTCAAAGGTGTCGTAAACTACCAGCAGATAGTGTTTGTTGCCCACAGTATGGGAGGTCTTGTTGTCTTGAGAGAACTGATTTCTTATCCAGATCTACTTAATAAGGTGCCGCTCATAGTTTTATACGCCGTTCCACAAGAAGGGGCGGAAATTGCTCGCATTGGTAGTCTATTTCTTAATAACCCTGGGCTTTCGGAGATGATTCCGGCCGATTCAAATGGGTATCTGGAGTCATTGACAATTGACTGGAAAAATATTACAAGGCTACCTATGCATCCACATGTGATCTGTGGGTATGAGAAACTGCCAACGCACAACATTATGGTCGTACCTCGAACAAGTGCCTCGCGGTTTTGTGATGATAATCCCGTCGCAATCGAAGGGACCAATCATGAAACGATTGTGAAACCCGATAGGCCAGATCACGGGTCAATGGTGATCTTCGTCAATGGCATGAATGATTATGTTTTGGGTGAAGATTTAAAATCTGATCTCCAAACTCCCGACTTTTTTTCCGAGAAAGATCATTTTGTCTATGAAATTTCGGATTCAAATGCGGAAAGTACTGCAAGATTAATAAATCCGAGTATTGAGGCGATCCACTTTACACTCGGAGCAGTCTCGCCTCCAACGATGCATCTATTCCCAAACGATACACCGAAGACAATTGAGCCGCATGAAACGCAAAAAATTACGATGATTCTCGGCAGAAATGCAACCGATAGTGAATATCATTTCAAATTACAGGTTGATGGCATGCCGGATAGAATCATATATGTGAGATATGCCGATCTGAGCAAGGCGCGCGCCCAGCAAGCTGCATCGGCTCAAAATATAACGAAGGATCTTTCGCGTCATTTTTCTGATTCCTCGAAACTTGAAAAACTAGCGTCATTACCAGCGTCTGACTCGACTGCGAAAGATGAAGTAATTGAAGTGGTTCGTGCTTCGATATCAAAAGACAATCCGAATCTTCCGCCTGAGGCTCAATATGTGGCTGCAGCGGACTTTTTAGCGTTTAGAAATTGGCCAGATCTGGCCGCGATTTCGCTAAAACATGCCGAAACGATATCGCCCTCAACTGGCTCGTCGCAGAGTACTAAATATCTCGCGGCGGTCATAGCTGCCGAATCCAATTACAGCTCCAAATCGTACTCCACCGGGCCCGGAATTGACAAGGGTGAGATTCGTCGTGAAATCGCACAAAGCCGAATTCCGGATGCAACTTCGGTAATCGACGTGCAAACGGTGGCGTCGCAGTTCGAAAAAATTCCGTCGCTTAAGGAGTACGGACTTAGCCTGAAAGGCGACGCATTTGTAGCTGCGGGACAGACCGACCAGGCACGCGACGCTTATTACGACGCAATCAAGTTGAAGAGTTCACCGTCTTTGGATTTTAGACTTCAGTCATTACCCGTAAACAAAACCGAGGCACTAAATCATTAGTGTGAATAATCCATCAAGAACTTGGCTACGGATTTCGCCCTCGCGTAGGACAAGGTGTTTTGCAGAGAAGACGTCGCAATCTTGAACTAAGATACTTTGCGAGAAGGCAAGCCGTTTTGGTTCATTCTGAGTCACGCGCTGCCGACGACGCTACCCCGAGGCGAATGCTCAAGCGTTCATGTGTACCGATGATGCGACGTGTCCGATCGGCCCGCGAAGGTCCACGGTCGAACCGAAGACGGCATCCGGGTGTTCATCTGAGTGCATGCCAACTGATAAAACTGCCGGCCTCTGCCATCCGCTGCGCCTGCGTGGATTCGAACTGGTAATTCACGGACCCATCGCCCTAAACGATGTACGAGTCGTGGTACTCGTTGCTGATTGCTCCCCTGAATTCAGCAGCATGGGGGCACTAGCCGGGTCAACACGAAGCCCAGCCTCTCGACCACAGCCATGGAAGCCGCGTTCCGAGTGTCGATCTCTACACTCACACACGCTAGGCGGAAGGTGGCCACGACTTCTGACATCGACGCACGGATGACTGACTGTCGGACGCGAGCATTCATGAGTCGGCCCCCGATTAAAAGTACCAATTCGCTATCGAAAGATTGCGTGTACGATACTGTATAAATATACAGGTTTTTCACTTTTCCATGCCTACCTCCATAGTTCCCGCTGAGGAGATTCACCCGTCCCTGTGGCGAGCGTCCCAGCTCGCGCGCGGGCGTGGGCGGTTTCTGGGGACGGGGTATCCCGCGCTGTCAGCAGAGCTGCCTGGCGGCGGATGGCCTATAGCTGCGCTGGTCGACCTGCTGGTGCAGCAAACCGGTGTGGGAGAGTTGCGGTCGCTGCAGCCAGGGCTCAGCAAGGCTGGTATCTGTCCGGTCGCATTTGTGCAGCCACCCCATTCCCTCAACGGACTGGGGCTGTGCCATATCGGCCTTCCCGTCGAGCGGGTGCTTCGCGTGCAGGCTGCGAAGACAGCAGACGCCTTGTGGTCGGTCGAGCAGATTCTTCGCGCAGGTAGTTGCGCCGCGGTAATTTTCTGGACCGACTACGCGAAAGCGTCATCACTCCGGCGTCTGCACCTTGCAGAGCAGTCGTCCGAGACGCTTTTCGTGATGGTCAGGCCACTCGCCGCCGCACAGGAATCGTCGCCGGCGCTCCTGCGATTGGCATTAAGACCGTCAGCCGACGGTCTGACCGTCGATATTGTGAAACGACGAGGGCCAAATAGCGCAGAGCCCTTATCGATTTCCCTTCAACCCAATCCTGTTCTGTTTTCCCAACATGCGCGCCTTCCTCGCCGTTCACTTGCCGAACTTGCCTCTCGCGATATCGCGACCGATACGCTTGTATGAGCTGGCAGATGGCAGCGCTGTAGCGAGGGAAGAGAAACGGAGCGGGTTCCTTCATGGCCTGTCAGGATGACACGCCATGGACGCAACCTTCACCGTTCTACCGGCGTATGCCGAGCTGTTCTGCCTCTCCAATTTCTCGTTCCTGCATGGTGCTTCGCATGCGGAGGAGCTGGCCCAACGTGCGGCGCAACTGGGCTACTCGGGTCTGGCGATAACTGACGAATGCTCGCTTGCGGGAATCGTACGGGCGCACGTCGCCGCGAAGGAGGCGAACCTTCCCTTCGTTGTCGGCTCGTACTTCCGGCTCGTCAATGCCGATGGCTCGCCGGCGTTCGGTCTCATCCTCCTCGCCCAGAACCGTGAGGGATACGGAAACCTCTCCGAACTCATAACGCTTGCCCGCACACGCGGACGGAAAGGCACGTACCGGCTGACGCCACACGACCTCTCGCGGCCGGACCTGGAGAGCAGCCACCTTCGCGGCGTGCCGGACTGTCTCGCGATACTGATACCGCATTTCCCCGCCAAGGAGGACGTGCTCGACGTCCAGCTTGAGTGGCTCGCGCAGACGTTTCCCAACCGCGCATGGTGCGGCCTTGTGCTGCACCAACGTGCCATGGACGATATTCACCGGGGGGCTGTCGAATACATCGCCGACGGCCGTGGCATTCCGGTCGTCGCACTCGGCCAGGCGGTGATGCATGTGCGCTCGCGCAAACCGTTGCAGGACACGATGACCGCAATCCGTGTGGGCAGGCCGGTGCAGGAGTGTGGCTACGACCTCTCGCCCAACGCGGAGCAGCACCTGCGCTCCCGCTTGCGTCTCGTGAACCTGTATCCGGAATATGCGCTCGCAGAGACGACGAACATCCTGTCGCGTTGCTCGTTCTCGCTCGACGAGTTGCGCTATGAGTACCCGGACGAACTCGTGCCGAAGGGCGTCACGCCGACCGCTTATCTGCGGCAGGAGACCTATATTGGCGCCCGCCGCCGGTTTCAATCCGGCATCCCATATCACGTGCAGGAACAGATTGAACACGAGCTTGAACTCATCAGGGAGCTCGAATACGAGCCGTACTTCCTGACGGTCTATGACATCGTCCGCTTTGCCCGCAGCCAGCACATCCTGTGTCAGGGCCGGGGCTCAGCCGCGAACTCAGCGGTCTGTTACTGCCTGGGTGTGACAGAAGTCGACCCGGCGCGAGGCAACATGCTTTTCGAGCGTTTTATCTCGAAAGAGCGGGGCGAGCCGCCCGACATCGACGTCGACTTTGAACACCAGCGACGGGAAGAGGTCATTCAATACATCTACCGGAAATATGGCCGCGACCGTGCCGCGATAGCCGCGGCGGTGTCGACCTATCGTCCGCGTGGTGCACTTCGCGAAACCGGCAAGGCGCTGGGCGTCGACCCCCAGATTGTCGATGCCGTGGCCAAGAGCCATCAATGGTTTGATGGGAAACAGGACCTCCTCAATCGTTTTTCCGAGTCCGGCCTGAACCCGGAGACGCCTCTGATTCAACTGTGGGCATCGCTTGCATCGCAACTGCTCGGCTTCCTTTACGAGTGCCGCCACGATCTTGCGGCGCGCCTTCAGGAAGCAGAGATCGCAGTTTCCAAGATCGCCTTGCGGGTCCAGTTGAAGATCAAACGGCTGTTCCCGCCAAAAATTCAGCACGTCGCTTTTGCTGACGTTGGCTCGTGCGAGTGGCAGAACCGGATAGCCGTCGCGGTTGTCGCGCGCAGGATTGAGCATGCGTGCAACACGGCCCGGTTCGTCCGCTCGAATGCCCATCACCGAATCCCATTCGTCAAAGCCATAGCCCCGCATGTAAGCGCCGCCTGTGCGCACCTTGAGGTTCGCGGTACACAGACGCATCGGCGGATTCGGCAGCATGCCCAATGCGCTATTCAACGTCGCGAATGGTTCCCCGTTACGCGAAGCCGTTTCGAATGTCACCGTGCGGTACCGGCACATGCGTTGCGGTTGTCCGTCGTTGAAGCCATCCCATTCGAGCCAAGTTATAGGGACGTTCCAGCGGCGCGCGCATTCGTCAATGAATACGAGCGTTTCTTCGCGTTCCTTTCCTGTGTTCTGAAACAGGACGTGACAGTCCGCAGGCAATCCTTCGTTCGCCTGCAGAATTTCGTGCAGCATGAAACCGCTCGTTCGGCCACCGCTGAAGCAGATTTGCGCGGGGCCGCAGACGATATACGGGGCGAGACTCACGAGCATGGCTTCATCTCTCGCGAAAGACTTCATCGAAGACGATGCGCAGGTCTTCGCCCTTGAGCGGCCTGCGGCCGTACCATTTCACCGCGAGCGCCGCGCGCTGGTCCGCGACGGCCACCCACTCACCGCCGCGCCGGACCGCTTCAGCGCGTACCTGCGCCCCCAGCGTGGTATGCGTGACCCCAGGCAATATCTCATGCGCGGGGAACCTTAGAGCGTCGCGTGTCATGGACTTTCTCCCTGGCGCGATGGGTCAGTGCTTCGCCGCGTCAGCTTTCAGGCGCGGGTCTTCGGGTTCTGCCCCGACAAGCGCGGTTCGCGCAATGCGTGCGATATCGGGCAGCGTCAGCGCGCTATGCGAGCGTTCGGCCATCTCGGCAATCAGCGCGAGAGCATCGCGCAGCCGGCTCGCATCATGCAGCGCGCGCTCGCGTATGTGGTCTGAGCGCATAACCCTTAACTCCCTTTGTTTCAGGTTCAATTCACACCTCCAGCGATGGCGTCGTTTCAAGCGCGAGCGCACACTGCTGCGCGGCCAGCGGCTCAACGATAATTTCGGTGCGCGGGTTGGTGCGGTCGATGCCGTGATAGACGTGCTTCTCACGCACCTGCCGGTCGTTCAGATAAACGCCTTTCTGGACCAACTCACGTGCCTTCCTGCTGCCGCGCTTGACCTTCGCATAGCGGTCCTGCAACACGTCGAGAATGACCGATTCGTCCAGGTCAGGCCGCTCGCTCGCGTAGAAAATCCGCAGCGTCACGCGCACCGGTCCCGTGAGTTGCGCGCGCGAGTTCTGGGGAATCTGTCGGAGTGCGTAGCGTTCGAAAGCGAGCGCCTTGTCGGATTTACGCACCATCGGACGCGCTTTTACCTCGCCTGACTCGTCGCGGAATTTCAGCGTACCGATCGCGCGGCTGTTTGCCTTGCTCGCCGGTTCGCCAAGGATCGTAAAAGCGATAGCGGTCATGCTGCGGCCCCTTCCGGCTCTTCGTCATCGTCGCCGGGTTCGCGCTCGCGCATCGGGTGCGCCGCTTCCCACTTGCGGATCGCTTCGCTTGCAATCGCGAGCTTCAGCGCAGGAACGGCCTTCGTCTTCGAGTCTTCGACAATCCGCTGCGCCCAAGCGATACCGGGTTGCGGATGAAGGCTGATGGTCCCCGCGATGCCAGCGAGCTTCGCTCGTGCGGTCGGGCTGTCGGTGCGCTCGATGGCTTCCTCGATGCGGAATTGATGCGCAAGCGGCACCGGCCGTGGCTCTGCGCAAAGTTCCAGGAACTCGGGCAAGGTCGGCGGGTTCTTCGCGTGGTATAGCGCAGCAACCCCGCGTTGCAGGGCGTCGCGGGGCATGCCGCGCATCGTGTTCGTCCATTCCGCTTCCGCCTCGCTCATGTCCACGTCGCGCCACATGTCGAGAAACCGCGCCCCGTACAGGCTCGACATCTTCCGGAAGAGCCACGCACCGCGCGTCTCAATGCTTTGGGATGACATTGCGGACCTCCGCAGCTTCAACGTCGATAACGTCCGGCGAGACTTCAGCGCCAGCGCGCCCGCCGGTGAGCGCCACATAAGCCCGCTTGCGATCCGCACTGCGTTCGTCGAAGTGGGCACGCTGACCACTGGCGGATGGCGAGGCGCGCGCGGGCGGCAGCGATTGCATGCGCTGCGCGTCCAGCGTCCACCGCTCGGCAATCGCGAGTACAAAGCCCGGTTTGATGCGCCCATACGTGTCCGACGCGTGCGCTTCCACACACGCGGCTTCGATCGTTGCGGCTGTGATTCCCTGCTCGGCGGCAGCGATGACACGCGGGTCCGATGGCGACGCTTCGATCGAGTGGCGTCGCATTGCTGCGGTCAGTTCGGCAGGCTTCCCGGCCGCACGTTCTGAATGGCCGGTGGGGGCGTGGTCGGACGCTTCACGCGTATACGCGCGCGTGCGCGGGTTATGCCCCGTCCGTCCGTTAGTACCCTTGGTTTTAGGTTTACTCCTTTCCCTTCCTACTCCCTTCCTACTCCCTTCCTACTCCCTTCCGTCCCACACTGCTCCATGATTACGTCGTGAGCGCCACCTGAAGCGGGCGGACTCCCGCCATTGCCTCTCGCCCCGAACCCCCTGTCGGGCGGGGGAAAGGCGGGCTTGGAAGGCCGGTTGATGACCTGGTGCTTTTTGAACGTCGGGATGTGCAGATACCGCTCTCCGGTATCACTCACTGAATATTCGATGAGCAATCCCTGTTCTATCAGGCACACGATAAGCGGTTCCACCTCGATGTCGGCATCGTGCGAACTCGGAAACACCTGCATCTTCAGCTTCTCGGGGTCGCGTGGCAGGTTGCCGCAGTCGTCCGCAAAATTCCATGTGCCGATGAACAGCAACCGTGCTGCCAGCGGCACGCGTACAACCTGCGGATTTGTCCAGAACTCAGGTTTGATCGTTCGGATGCGCGCCATGACAAACTCCGCTTACGCGAGCTGTTCGGTGTTCACCGGCTCTGCGTCGGGCGCTCGACGGCGTGCGACTTTCTGCGCCGGATCACGCGGCAGCATGCCGGGCTTCATGACGCCACATGCGGCGAGTTGCCTGCCTAGCAGCATCCACATGCGCCAAAGGTCTGGGCGCAGCGTGTACGGCGTGACGAGCGCGTTGTCGGCTCCGTCGACCACGAACGGGACCAGATGCATGGGGATCGGCTGCGAACATGCCTTCCACTGCGCGATCGACTGGTCACTGATGCCGAGCAACCGGCACAGCTTGCGCGGTGTGCCGACCTTTCGGGCGGCGATCTGAAGGGCTGCGAAACCGATCGTCGCTTGGGCCTGGGTGAAGCGTGGGGTAATGAGGCGAGCCATGATTTTTCTGTCTCCCGATGAGGCAGTCAGAATCAAACCATAGGCGATTTAGTGCCGCTTAATCAATGATCCGGATTAGCCGGTCTCAATAGCGCAGGCGCGCAGTAAATTGTATTGAGTTGCCTAAAGTTTCAACTCAATTCATTTCAGTGCGCTAAAATATTTCGGTGGAGGTTCATCATGGGAGTAGACACTAACGTATAGTAAACCCGCATCAATTTTTGTGCGTCCGCACAACCTCCTGATCGCGTCCAGACATCGCCGCCGGACATGGATTTTCGACGTTGGGCACGGTGAAGGGATGCACGGTTTCGCTGCATGGCTTCACCTGTCTGCAAGTTTCGCTTTCGACTGTTCCATCAAGTGCGACAATCGGCCGGTTCTTCCTGACCTCTCTGGCGGGACAGCAATTTTAATATCGCATTGCACAATCGTCCGGTAGTCGCCGGAATTATCCGGATTGGTCGTATTTGCAAATGCGATTTCCCGAACTATTCTCGTAATTCATTCTCCGCTTCGGGGATTATCCGTGCAATACGACTTTAGCAACCGCACTGCGATGTCATATCGCGGTGCTTTAAGACTCGTTCCTAAAAGCCTGCGTCCGCAATGGCTGGCGATGCGGCTCGCCTATGCCGCGCCGCGCGTGGATATCGGCTGCGCGTGGGTGCCGCCCCCGGTCGCGCGCAACTGCCTGCGCGCATCGTGAGGAAGTCCCCATGCGAATTGTCATCGAAGCTCCCGACGACCTCGCCGAACTGCTGCAAGCGCGGCAGGCGATTGACGCTCTTTTGCACCCGTTGATGTTCAACGAGCCAGCCCGGGCACCGGTCGTGCGAGACAGACGCTCGCCGGTTCGCCTGCGCGAACTGGTGCTATCCGTGCGCACGCTCAACGCGCTGGCCGCCGAGAGCATTACCACGCTTGATTCGCTGCTGAAGTGCCGGACGTCCGACCTGATGCGCCTGCCCGGTTTCGGGCGCAAGTCACTGGACGAAGTCCGGGGCGCGCTCGAATCGCGCGGCCAGCATCTTCAACCCGATAACCCGGAGTGTCAGGCATGAACACGGCAAGCGAGGAATGGCTACAGAAGCGGCGCACCGGGATCGGCGGCAGCGACGCGGCGATTGCATGCGGGCTGCACCCCTACGTCGCGCCGATCGAACTGTATCTGGACAAGATCGGTGAAGCGCCTTTCGAGCGGGAAGACACCGAACGCATGCAGATGGGCCGGGCGCTTGAGGATACGATCGCGAGCGTTTTCGCGGAGCGCTTTGGCGTGAAGCTGCGCCGGCACAACGCGATGCGCCGCAACCCGCGCTATCCGTGGATGCTCGCCAACCCTGACCGGCTGATCGAAGGCGCGCGCGTCGGGCTCGAAATCAAGAACGTCGATTCGCTGGTCTACCGCTTCGGCCAGTGGGGCGAGCCGGATTCCGACGAAGTACCCGAGCCGTACCTGTTGCAGGCACTGCATTACGCGGTCGTCTTCGACTATCCCGAGTGGCACATCGGCGCGCTGGTCGGTGGCAACCGGCTGGTCCGTTACATCGTGCGGCGGGACGCTGAACTCGAAGAAATGATGCTCGATGCCGAGCGCGATTTCTGGCACTGCGTCGAGAAGCGCGAACGCCCCGAGATTGACTATGCCCGACCCGGCACGCTCGCGATGCTGAAGAAGCTCCACCCAGGCACGGACGGTTCCACCATCGCGCTACCCGACGATATCGAGCACTGGCATCGCACGCTTGTGGATGCCGCGCAGTATGAAAAACAGTATCAGGCCGCAGTCGATTGCGCGAAGGCCCACATCCTGTTCGCGATGGGTGACTCCGCAATCGGTCGGCTTGCCAGTGGCGGCGAGTATCGCCGCAAGGTCATCGAGCGGAAAGGCTACACGGTGGAAGCATCGACCTATGTGGACTTCCGCTTTTCGAAGAAGGGGCAAGCCAATGAATGATGTCGTCGCAGCCAATCCGTTCGGCAACGAGGGACCATCACCGGGAGGTGGTGCGCTCGTCGCAGCCGAACAGTCGAAGGCCATCGCGGAAGTGCAGGCCGCGCTGCTGATCGCTCGCGCGAACCCACGCGATCCGCGTCGTGCGATGGATCGTATATTGCAGGACTGCATGCGCCCGTCGCTCGCCGAGGAAGCGGCCTACCAGTATTCCCGCGGTGGGACCGATATCAGCGGCCCGTCAATCCGGCTCGCTGAAACGCTCGCGAAGCGCTGGGGAAACATGGAGGCCGGGGTGAAGGAACTGAGCCGTCACGACGGCGTTTCAGAGTGCCTTGCCTACGCATGGGACTACGAATCGAACTATCGCGACGTGCGCACGTTCACGGTTCGCCACTGGCGCGACCGGAAGAATGGCGCCGGTTATGCGGTCACCGATGAGCGCGATATCTACGAGATGGTCGCGAACTATGGCGCGCGCCGCAAGCGGGCGTGCATCCTGGCGCTGATTGACGGCGATGTCGTTGAAGCAGCAACGAGGCAATGCGAACTCACGCTCGCTGCAAGGATCGAGGTCACTGATGAACTGATTGCGCAGATGCTTGAACGGTTCGGCGCATATGGCGTGACGAAGGAAATGATCGAAAAGCGTATCCAGCGTCATATGTCTGCACTCACTCCCGCGATGGCGATGTCGCTCAAGAAAATCTATAACTCGCTGCGCGACGGCATGAGCGCGCCCGCCGAGTGGTTCGAAATGGGCGAAAGCCCCGCTGCGAACGTGGCCGCGCCCACCGCCGACTCGCGCACCTCGTCAGTCAGGCAGCGCATGAAGTCCCGCAGGGGCAAGGACAGTACTGCGCCCGCTGCGGCTGGAAGCAGGCCACAGGATGACGCGCCGGCACAGGCCAAATCGAAGCGACACGAACGCGTGATGACCTACGCGGAAGTCGCCGATGCGCTGAACGTCGCGACCGGTTCGGACGCGCTCAACGCGGCGGCTGACCTGATTCGCCACGTCAAGGACGACGCGCAGCGTACCGAACTGACGCAGCTTTACAGCACGCGCGCCGCCGAATTTGATGAGCGCGGGGTGTGACGTGAAAACCGTTGCCCAACGATGGGACGACTTCGAAAGGCGTGTGATCGCGCCTGATGGCCTGACGATCCAGAGCAGTGGAATGCGCGTCGCCTTCTACGCGGGCGCAAAAGCGATGCTCGACGCCGGACTTGAGATCGCGGAGATTGCCGACGATCAGCGCTGCGTCGCGCTGCTCGAATCCTTTCACCAGGAATGTCGCGAGTTCGGCGCACAGCAGCGCGCCGGGAACGCGTGATTAAGGAGAGCGAGCATGCTCGACTTCCAGCGTCACCCCGTAAAGATCGCCCATATCAACGTCAGGACCGAGACGCACGGTGACGAAGAAGTGACCGCCGTCGACCTGAAGCTGACCTTTGATGTGCCAAATTTCGTTCTCGACAAGCTCAGTCCGACGCTGCGGCCCTCACTGTACGAGGCCGCGAACGACGACATCTTCGGACCGGACGGGAACACGCTTTCACACGTCAAGAATCCGCAACTCGGCAGACTCAACTGGGCGGGTGAGCACGAACCCGTTTCACTGCATCTGCATTGCGGCGTGAAACCGAAAGACGACCTTCTGTTTACGGACTCCACTTTCGGAAAGATCAACTTCGAGGTCAAAGAAGGAGGCACCTGTTCGTTCGCTACCCGCGTGCAGATTCTGCCGAACGCCGCCGAGGCCGCGAAGCCGATGATGCTGCTAAAGCATGAAGTACTTGCGACGCTCGACACAGCAAATGCGTCGAACATTGACGGGCCGGATGATGACGGGAAATAGGCGGCACGCCTGCCGCTAACCGGTGCGGGCGTGACCGTTGCGTGAATCGCTCGTTCCATACCGTGAGAGGTTGAAATGGATATCTCGATGGACATGCTGGAGCGCATGGATACCCAGGATGTTTTTGATTACTGTGCGTCCCATATGCTCATGCAGGGCAAGCGCGGTTGTGACGAACGGGGCAAGTGCATGTATCGCGCGCCCGGTGGCGGCCGTTGCGCGGTGGGTTTTCTGATACCCGATTCGATCTATTCGCCCATCATGGAGCACCGTTATGCAGGCGATCTTGCCGCCATGCTGGAGACAACCTGGTACGGGCATCGCTTCGCGCGTTTTCTTCGCGCCCACATCGGGTTGCTACACGAACTGCAAGCCATTCACGATGGTCGCGAACCGGGTGCCTGGCAGACAGAACTGTACGCGCTCGCACAGCGTCGCGGACTTGATGTGACGGTTGTGCGCCTGCTCCGGAACCCCGTGAGGGTCGTGCTGGCCGCACGGGAAACCACACTGGCGGGCACGCGGCCCTCCCAGCCCATGTTCTACGCCGTACCTCTACCGTCATTCATGGAGGCCGATCATGGCAGCAAGAAACACGAGGAAACGCGAGAAGTTTCGACCGCCTGACCTGGCCGACATCCAGCAGCTCGACGCCAGCGACTTTCAGGCCGTCGATGAATGGATGCCGAACTGGGGGCGCGAATGCGAGGTGTGCGGCCATGCGCCATGTGTGTCCGATGTGTATCAGGGGAAGGTGGTCTATGACGGGACAATGTGCGGCGTCTGCACATGGGGCGAAGCCGCGTGTCGCGATCCTGCCAACTGGTGAAGATTCACCCGATTAGGGAAGGCTGACCATGAACGCAACTAAGGAAACCACCGAGCGCCCGGCTCGGGCCGACGACGCGCCGCTCACGATCGCGCAGTTCTGCGAGCGTTACGGCATCAGCAAATACATCTACTATCGGCTCCGCAAACGCGGCGAAATGCCCAGAGAGACAGTAGTCAGTCCGCGGCGTCGCGTAATACTGGCCGCGTCGCTGCGCGAGTGGGAGCGTCGCGTTGAGGCGAAAAGCCTGGAGCAGTAATGCCCGCACTGCAAAGGAGCCTCGTGTACGTCACGGAGTTTTCAGGACTTCGCTCATCGGCTCAGCGTCGAAGCCGCAGCGCTCCAGACTTGTGGGTCGTATCTTGTCGCACTCCCATACCAAGAAAGTTCTTCTTCCAAAGTCGAGTTACACTGGTACGGTGCTCCTACGCGTTGTAACTATAAAATTTTCGAAAGGTGACGATCCATGAAGGAAGTCCTTCGCGCTCTAGACTTGGGAAACTCGGTCGCGGAATTCGACGACTCGCTTGAGAAGTATTTCGTCGAAAATGAGGCGTTCCATGCGTTGGTGAACGGCAAAGTGGATGTCGTTGCGGGCGACAAAGGCACCGGAAAGACAGCTTTATATAGAATTTTGAAAAAACGCTACGGCTCTTTGCCCGAGTTGAAAGGCATCGAAGTGCTCGCCGGATTCAACCCGGCAGGCAGTCCGGTCTTTCAGCGTCTTGTTCGTGAGGAGGTACTAAAGGAAGGACAATACGTCAGCGTTTGGAAAACCTATATTCTCGCGCTCGTTGGCAACTGGTTGCTCGAGATTGTCGGTGAGGACCAGTCGCAGAACTTTCGTGACCTTTCGGACATGCTGACGGAGACGGGCCTGCGCTCAAAAGACGATAAGCCCGAGACGATTTTCAGCAAGATCGTCAATGTAATACAGAAGGCGCTCAAACCAAAGACCGCGGAGTTGGAGTTCACTCTTTCAGAGACCGGCATCCCGATCGTCACTCCGAAGCTGAGCTTCTTCGACTCAGCGGAGGAGGAGCAGCCCAAGGAGATCACACATGAGAGAGCGCTGCGCCTCCTCGACGATTGCCTCGGAGAGTTGGGCTATTCCGTTTGGGTCGTGTTGGATCGGTTAGATGAGGCGTTCCAAGGGTTTCCCGCGGTTGAAATCCCAGCACTTCGCGCATTGCTGCGCACCTATCTCGATCTTCTCGAATTTGGAAACTTCCGCCTCAAGCTTTTCGTTCGCCGCGACTTATTCAGACGGATCATCGGCGACGGCTTTGTGAATCTTACGCACATCAACGCGCGAAAGATCGAAATCTCTTGGGACGAGGGCGATCTGTTGAACCTGCTCTGCCGCCGAGTACGCGACAACGCGGATGTCATAAGTGCGCTCCATGCCGCCAACTTATCAGACGAGGAACTGTTTTATAAGCTGTTTCCGGCGAAGGTCGACGTCGCGACTCGTAAGCCAACTTCATGGAAATGGATCATGGGCCGTATTAGGGACGGCAATGACGTTAGGCCGCCACGGAATCTAATCGACCTTACCAAAATGGCTCGGGACGAGCAATTGAAGGCCGAGGGTCGAACGCCGCGCGCGTTTAGCACAGAACAGCCGGTAATCGCATCCGAGGCAATTCGAAAGGCGCTGGAAAAACTTAGCGCCCAGCGTGTCGAAGATACGCTCCTCGCCGAGGCGGGCGTTCAAACGGCGGCACTGATCCAGAGGTTCCGCCGTGCTAAGGCCGAACAGAATTTAGAAAGCCTCGCGCCGATACTCGGACTGGAAGGCGAAGCTCTGCAAAGCGGTATTCGACAACTCGTAGAGGTCGGTTTTCTAGAGGAGATAAAGACCAGTTGGAAGGTGCCTATGCTCTATCGAGACGGCCTAGAGATCACCCAAGGCAAGGCTTTCCAATCTGCCTCGACCGAACCAGAGGACGAGGATAGCGAGGTGGAATGAGATCAGCGCCGCATCCAGCACGCGCGCCGCTGGAATCGCCGCGCGCAGCATCCATGCGCGGCCGATCGCTTCGTTCGATAGGGTCAATCAAGATGGCATGTTGCCCATCGTATCTGCGCGATTGGCACGCTCACTACTCGACTAGGTGAAACGCTTCCGCACGTCACGCGGCCCGCTGCGTGGCATCGTTTGCGGCCTGTGCGGCGTGTACGCGGGCTTGATCCAGTGCAGCAATCGCGCGGGCGTTGAAGTCGGCATCGCGGTGCGCGTAGCGCATCGTCTGCTCAATGCGGCTGTGACCCATCCAGCGGCTGACCACATCCAGCGGAACACCATGTTGCACGGCGCGCGTCGCAAAGGAGTGCCGCAGGTCGTGCCAGCGGAATCCGGTGATCTTCGCGGCCTTTAGCAGGTCGGACCATTGCGAGATTGCACGCAGAAGCTCACCCGCAGCGTTCGTGAAAACGTGGATCGGATGCACGTTGTCCTGGAAGCACTGTGCGTGCCACTCGCGAATGACTTCGAACGCCTCGGCGGACAGCGGGACAACTCGGGTGCGGTTTACCTTTGAGTTTTCACTGCGGACGGTGACTGTGCGTGCGTAGAGGTCGATATCATCCCACCGCAGGGTGAGCTGCTCTTTGCGTCGCAAGCCGGTGTTGAGTGCGAACAGCACCGCAGGTTTCAGAAAATCGACAAACGCATGATGAGGTTCGAAAACGTCATGAAAGCGGGGGTCCGCATTGATGCGTTTCCAGTCAAGCCGGATGCTTCGCTCGCGTTCGTCCAGCGCGACGCGGAGCCGACATTCTTCGTCAGGCTTGAGCCAGCGCACCACGCCTGAGCCTTCGTCCTCCTTCTCGATCCCCTGACCAGGATTCTCTTTGATGATTTTCCGTTCGTAGGCATTGGTCAGTAGGCCGCGTAGCGCATTCATTTTCCGGTTAGCGGTAGCAGGCTTCATGTACTGCGCCGGGGCAGAGGCGGTGGCGGGCTTCTTCACCCGCGCCAGTTCGGTCGTAACCCATTGCATGAGGTCATCGCGCGAAACCTCGTTGAGAGCCTTGCCGAGGATATCTGCAAAATGCTCACGGATGTCAGCGATCGTCCGCTTTGCACGCTCCTTGTTCCGCGACTTGCCGACGAAATAATCGGCGTACGTTTTCGTCAGGAACTCCCCCCCAGTCGGGACCGCCTTGAGCCGTTCGGCGGTCACAGCGCGTGCGGCCTGTTTCGTGAGCAGGGTCACGTCATCATCGCTGCTGCGGTCGAGCGTCGCGCCCATTTTCTTTGCAAGCTCGCGCGCCACGCTGGGAGCAATCGCCGGATAGTGGCCGACCGTCTTGCGCGGGTGCTTGCCGTTAGGGCTAGACCAGCGGTAGTAGTATGTAACGCCGCCCTTAGGGGTGACCTTCACGCCGAAGCCGCGCAGGGCTGCGTCAGCGTATTCCTGATATTTGCCCGTGCCTCCCGCCTGGCGGATGTTTTCCAGAAAGTCACGATTGATGGTGTAACGCTGCATGGCTCTGCCCTCGCTGTTTGCCTGTTAAACAGGCTGCACGGTTTGAGCGTAGGGGGAATTTAGGGGAATTTCCGTATGGAACTCCCTGCATGCCCAAACACCGCCGCGCAACCTAAGGGCTTGATTTTGTTGAGTTACGCATGTCCGTGCAACTCAGCGCAGGGGTAGAATTGCCCCGCACAGGGGCGAAGCTAATAAACCACTAACAAAGCAAGGAAAGGCCAACGCCGCAGGAACACGGACAAGCGCCGCGCAGGCAAAAAAATCAAAGCCTCTGCTCAATAGCCAACCCAAAAACCCTCTTCCACTGCTTAGCCTGCCGCTCGTCCCGCATGGGCAACTTCCAGACAGGACACTTAGCATCCCGAACCTTAAGCGAAAGCTGAACCCCC